TTTATCGGCAATCTGCGCCTGAAGGCTGTCAATAACGGGTTGCTGGTCATCAGTTTCATTCGATCCGCTTTCGGAAAGCTCAGCGTGCGCCCGGGTAAACCAGTGCGACGCGACCTCTTCTGGTACGTTATGCCGTCCCCGGCCAAACTCCTGTTTTGACTGATCACCGAGCGTCAGCGTAAACGGGGTGTGAACATGGATGGTAACCAGCTTTTCTTTCGCCATTTTTAGTTTCCTTCTGGCCCCTTTCGGGGCCATTCTGGTTATCAGATACCGTCCACGTAGGACAGGGTTTCTTTGTACACTGGCTCAACCGCACCGAGCTTGCCGTAGTAGGTCGCAATCTGGTACAGACCACGATACTGAACAGGAACGCTTTGCAGCGGAACCAGTGGATAGCGGACGTATTTCTTATCGTTGGTGTAGGCGACCATACGGTCTTTACCGCCAACCCCGCGCCCTTTCAGCCATTTGACCGCTTTGATTTCCAGCGGAACGCCATTCTGGTGGAAAGCGATAGTGTTCACAGCCAGATAAGTCAGCAGTGACTGGTTACCCGCTTCGGAAACCTTACGGCTCGCCAGCAATGAATACTGCTCTGGCGGAATGCGCAGATCAGAAGGCACGACGGAATAACCGGATGCTGCCCAGGCATTCGACAGAATGCTGTTTACGCTGTCGAGGATCTCATCGTTGGTGGAGTTAGCCCAGGTCTTCGTTGCGTTGTTCAGCGTCACACCAACGAGATTCGTCAGACCTTTCAAACCAAGCGCTTCGTCTCCGACGTAAACCTGTTCGTCGTTATCCATCTGCCATTTAAGCTGCATCCCGTCGTACTTCTGAGTGTCGATCGGACGGCCTACCTGCTGTGCCGCAGCCAGCTCAACAACAGTCCATCCCAGCTCCATCCCCCAAAGGTTCAGCGGATTGCCGTCTTTACTGATATCAACATTAACGCCAGCAATGGCAGTTGAATCTTTGCCTACCCAGTTTTTACCATTCGGATTAGCGCCAGAACCCGCCACGCCAAAACTGGTATTCGTCCAGCTGGAAATGTCATCTGCGATAGAGACGTCTTCGCGCAACTGGATATCACGTGTCCAGGTATAACCCACCAGTGGCAGATTCAGCCCCTGGTCGAGTCGCTCCAGCTCCCCGATGAGAAAGGCACCGGAGCTATCAACGGTTGCCTGATCAAAAGTAATCATTCGTCTGTTCCTTAAATCTTCCAGGAGATTTCTGCGTTGCCGTTAGCGTCACCGGCCCCCGTAAAAAAAGCATCAGGTAACGCGGCTGTTTTGCCTGTCACCTCTGCCGCCGTGATCCCACCAAGCGGAACCGGGATGGAAGCATCGGCTGATACCACGATGTACACCACGCCTCCTTTTTTAACGGACGAAGCATCAGTACCCACGTTTACCGTCATGTACCCACGCTTCATGGCGTCGCCCGGGAAATTCTTATCAGTACCCACCTGGCGAACCATGTCTGGCTGCGATGTGGTCGGATACGGACGAACGTAGATACCCTTCACCTTGTCGACGGTGTCACCCTCCGCCAGCGGCACGAAAAAGCCGTCAGCGTCGTATTTGCCAGCCAGACCATACGCTGCGAAGGCGTTATCGGATTTAAGGATCACCGGTTCGACGGTTAAGTCCTGCGGGCGAGAGATAGCCCCGGCAATGCCAACAGGCATCCGGTACAGATATGCAGTCATTGGATTATCCTTTGCGGTTAGACCAGAAGTCGGCGTTTTGTTTGTTCAGGGAAGCGATGCTGGTCATGCCCATGCCTGGACGTTGTGCATCGCCCGTGGTGCTGCGGGTGTTTCTCCCTTTTGCAATCTCAGATACGGCGTTAAACGCCATATCAACCGATTGTTTAGGTAATTTGCGGATATCAGCGTCACCGACAACCTGGCGAACCAGTGTTTTGTCTGCGGCCGCCAGCACATCACGTTTAAATGCGGTCGGTTTCACCTTACGGCTCAGATCGATACCCGGGATAATGACTTCAGCGCGATAGGCAGAGTCACCCGTAATCGTGGTTTCCTCTTCGTTGTCCTCGCCGTCGCCGGTCGGGTCTTTCTTATCTTTATCATCAGGGGTGTCAGCATTATCGCCTGTTGCCGTTCCTTCCAGCTTAGCCAGCAGGGCCTTGAGCAGGGTTTTGATATCGTCCTCGCCGTCGCCGGTCACATCTCCGCCCATCTCCGGCTTTTTGTCCGGCAATGGTTGTTGTGGTGAAAGGTTAATGTTGAGATTGACGCCGCCCGGCAGATCACCTTCATCCCCGTTACAGCCGCTGGCGCTGAGTCCAGCAGTTCGTTCATGGTGTCCGAGTCACCTGTTTTGATGGCCGTGCGCATGCGGGTCCACCAGCTTTTCTTTTGATTTGCCATTGTGTCTCTGTCTCCAATTGCACAACGATTTCCGGCTCTGCCTTTGGGGACAAGAGCCACATGGTTTCCGGTAATATCGACCTGCTCAGCCTTACCCGGCTCAGCCTGTTCATATTCCGCGTCATAGCCACACGACACTTCGCGCAGACCATCTTCGATAAGCTGAATGGCGCTTTCGTCTTTGACGATAAGGTCAGCCAGCATCAAATCAGACTGCTCACCAGTCCCGCGCCGGACATTCTGAAGATGACCGACCGCAAGCTCTTTCCAGTTCTCGGGATTGACCAACCGGACGTTCCCGTTTTCATCCTCCGGATGCAGGATCGTGATGCTCATCCCTTCGAAGGAGGCAAGCGTGGCCGGATGGAATACCTGCTCAGGAGAGCGCGTTACGACTATCTCACCGAACTTGTCAGGCTTGAGGTTTGGCAGATCAGCAGCGCCGTAAAGCTGCTTACCCGTTCGACCTATCGGCACGTCTCTACACAGCAGCGAGCCGTCAGCCAGCTGATAGCGGGTTTCCCCCAGCCGGGTATTGAAAAAATATTTCATGTTTTACCTGCGATTCAGGCGAGATAAGAATGAGGGTTGGGGAAGACGATTTCTTTATAACAGCGGCAGTTCGGGAGCTCGCCAGCGTGACCGGTCATGCCGTCAAGCGTTGGGGGTCGTCCCCATTCGACAAACTTCCCTTCCATCTCCCGATGAGAATGCCGGACGTCGCCATCTTCGGCTGTACGCCAGATATAACCATTCGAGCCGATTGACAGCGCTCGCGCCTGATCGAGCGCGCCGGTTGCACGTCCAAGTTCGGTACGGGCGATAAGGTCAGCCCTGGACTTTGCTATATCACCCGATGCTGCAATTTCTTTAGCAAAATGCTCCGCTCTCCCACCGGTCACAACAGCTTCAATCGCCCGATTCTGGATGTCGTATACCCTGTCAGCAGCCTCGAGGGGTAGCGATTTAATGTACTTAACCTGTTCGGCAACGATGGATTTCATCACCTGCCCTGGCGGGGCATTGCTCACCAGATTGCGTAGTTCACGACTGATGGTTTTGCTGTGTTTCCGCCACTGCTCATCATTCTTGCGCACAATGTCAGCGGTAAAGTTCTCAGCAACCTTCGTCGCCCACGGCGTTATAATTTCGCTGTAGCGCTCCAGGGCCTCCATGATTTCGGTGACGCTATCGTTTGAACCATCGTAGTGCCCATTTACGATATCCCCGACCGCCCGCGCTATCTGCCGTAGGCTCGTTCGATATCGGATCTCCGCCTGTCGGCTCTGGCGGTTTGTCGACAAGTTCGCCGATGCCTGGTGGCGCTTCGTCTTCGGCATTCTCGATATCCTCGTCGGTAATGGATGCGCCGATGCCAGTAACATCGGAGTTCTCACGCAGGTCGGTCATAGCGGCTTTGGTTGTCATCAGACCTGCATCCAGCGCATTGACAATCGCCGTTGTGGTATTCACAGCCACCGTTGAGCGGTCCACATCTGACATCTGCCATAGCGGGTTAAACTCAAACGTGAAATCGTCCGGCAGCGGCTTACCGAGCTCCGAACGATGCATAATGTCCAGCACCCGGCGCACTGGCAGGCGTAAGCGACGCTCCTGCAATGAACTGACCCGGTCATAATAGTTGGCAAGGTCTGCGTCACCCGTTGAGAAACCTTTAGGGGACTGCCCGAAGAGGCGCACCAATGGAATGCCAACAGCACCGCTAATCTGCTCGGCGAACTGCGAAAGAATGTCATCCAGACCGCTGAAACTGTACTGGTGGGTTTCGAAGGTATCCTTGGCATCCATTAGCGTCATGCCTTCATTGCTCTGAAACTGGCGGATCAGATCAATGTTTTTCAGCAACGCCTCGAATGCCGGGCCGCCCAGTGCAATAAGCTCACGGAGTTTTTCCACTTTGTAGGTCCGCAGATGCGCTTTGTAGACCAGCTGCGCCGCACCGACAGTGGCGCTGTCGAACGCAGTAAGCCGATCCCAGATACGCTCTACAACCGACATTCCCCATTCGTTCTCGGTCATCTTCTGCTGGAATGGCAGCGTCACCCCATCGAAGCGAATCAGGCGGCTATGGTGAATACGCCAGGCGGGGATGCCCGTTGCGGTGGTCACCACATCATAAAGCTCGGGCTTGCCGAGATTTGGCCCCATCTCTTTAATGCGGCGCGTCAGTACCGGGTTAATCATCCAGCGGTCGAGCGGGAGAATACCCTTAAACTTGCCTTCACCAATGGTTTCGAGCCGTAGCGGGGTCATGGGCGCCTGACCTTCTATCATGATGAAGCCCACCGCGCCGCCGTAGAGACGAGACCATTTCAGTACGTCGTTCAGCGCATCCCAGATTTGCAACTGATCCAGTTGCGCTTCGAGAGTGCCACGGTCTTTTGCGTCAATCTCAGAAGTGATGCGAATGCCTTTGCGGGTCATGTCGTCGGGGATAGCATCTACCGCTTCACCGATGAGCCAGGATGAGCGATAGGACCATTCCACCAGCATACGGTTGCGGCTGGTGAAGTTCGCCCGGTAGGTCGATGCGGAGTGCTGGTTAGGCGTCTGCATCCCCACGCGGGCGACAAAGTTCTCGTAGCCGTCGGCCGTGGCCTGCACCGTTCGTCGCGAGGCTTGTTTGTTTCGTGCCATCAGGCCTGTCTCCCCAACTGTTCCCAGATGTCCAGCGATGTGTCGGTTGGCGCGAAAGCCATAATGAAAGCGTCGGCGACGTTTGGTGACGGTATATCGCGTTTTGCGAGGTCTTTTTTACTTTCGACCATCACCCGTCCGTTACGGTCGAAATCGCGATGAGGCGTTGTCAGTTCCAGTTTCAGCTTTTCAAGCAACGGACAACGAGAATCTATGCTGATCAGCTCATCCACAAGATACTGTTCTCCGTTGTTAATAGCGTTAAACGTATTTCTGAAACGGTCAGCCACCAGCCACCACGCCTGCGCCTTAAGATTTGCGAAAAAGTCTTTGTTGGGGATGCCGTTGTATTCGTCATCTGGCTCATGCACACCTGCACCGGCGTTAAACCGCTGGTAATTCACACGTCGCGCGTATGCGTTCTCACGCTTCCGGTCATCGTTAATTTCCGAGAACTTTGCGCCCGCCGACGCGCCAACACCGATTGAGTCGTAAACGATATCTGCATCGCGCTCCATTGCAGCCTGGTAAGTGCGCTGGCAACTCTTCAGCAACTCGTCCTCTTTGGCCTTCCATTCATCGGCCCAGTAGATAACTGAGCCATAACGGTAGACGTTGGCGCACTTATCCGCGCCACTGTCGGCGACATCGAAACCGATGCGCTTACGTCCTTCAGGACCGAAATCCAGAACCTTATGCGCGTCAACAGCCGCTTCAATCCACGAAAGCTTAATAATTGCCGCATCATCATCAGACTCTGGTACGCCCTCATAAACATGCACAAACCCTTCCGGGTCACGACGCCTTGCCGCATCGATAACCTTCAGCATGGTATCTGAAAGGAATGGATTCTCGTCGTAGTTGATTTTGCGAATCAGCGTATCTTCTGGCGGATCGACCACAAAGTTACGCCACACGAAATCGGTGACCAGTCCAGGGTTAAAAATAAACCAACACTCTGAACCCTCTTTACGGATTGTCGGCTCCAGTATTTTCCATTGATATTCCGTCAGTGCATGGGCTTCTTCCAGCCACAACACATCGATCCCCTCCAGTGACTTAATTTCTTCGATGTTGCGCCATAACCCATAAAAAACAAATTCCGAGCCGGTAACCCGGTTAATGATTTTGTTGTTCAGAATGCGGAAACGATGCCGCAGGCCAAACCGGTCTATCTGAATTTTGAGAAGCGTGTAAACCGATTCTTCAATTTTGTTCTGGATCTGGCGAGCGCAGCAAAAACGCAGGCTGTATTTATTTGCCAAGAATATTGCAAATCCGGCTGCATCCCATGATTTTGACGATGACCGCCCGCCATAGAGCACTTTATTTCGCGCCTGCGTGGTCCAGAAGTTTCTCAGGGCCGGATTAAGCGTCGGTCTGGATATCGGCGTAGAAGTCATTCAGGTCACGTTCTCCGTTACCATCATCAATACCAGCATCACGTCGCAGCCTGTCAGCCTCGAGAGATACCTTATCAGTAGCCGCCAAACGATAATCAGTGTCGGCGTGTATTTTGCTAACGGTCGCCAGCGTTCCAACGATGGATTCAATGCGCACGGTGTTACGCATCATCGCCTTTTCGGCAGCGCTGATGTTATCCATCAGAATTTTGCGCTGCTGCTCTTCCTCCGCATCCTCCAGCAGGGTGAACCAGCGACCAATGTTCTCGGCGGCCATCAGGTTATTCGCCCGCAGCCGAAAGAGCTCATCTTCAAGCGTCAGCGCTCTGGCATCCTCAACAACTTCATCTTTCAGTAGAAGGCGCCGGGCGTAACCGCCATGTTTCAGTGCATACTGATTACCAGGCTGAAAAGGAGGATGATTAGTGACAACCTTTTTGCGTACCGCTTCGGGTTTCGTATCTGCGGGAGGTCCGGATTCTGGCCGCGAATGCTTTTGCACTGCGCCGGAGCTGGCAGGCCTCCTCGTGGTACGCACCGTGTTTTTTTGCGTACCATTTTTGCGTACCTGCGTACTATTTTTGCGTACCCACTCCAGCTTCTTTGCTTTCTTCCTTATCGCCCCTTCCGTTACGCCGTACAGCGCCCCTATGTCGCGAAGGCTCATAATTCCGGCCCGGTATGCCGTCTCGATGGCCTCCCAGTCCGGTTTTGCCATGTTGCTGTCCTATGGTTAAAGCCATTAAAAAAGCCACCCGAAGGTGGCATTTGTGATGGCAATAAAAAACCGCCCGGAGGCGGCTTGTTATCAATTACTTAATAGCTGTTCGATATTAGATGGGATCGGGACACCAGGCTCTACTTTTAGTTTGTTTAGCCTTTCGACAATAGACAGTTTCTCCGCCCCACTCGCTGCTTGGTAGTAGGGTCTTACCCCTTCAATGATATCATTAGCTGTAACTGAAGAACCAACGCCAGCGCCTGGCTCGTTTTTATTCAAAGAGCTGTGAATAATTTGCTCAATAGCCTGATTCATAGTTATTACCCAAAATGAGTGGTTACATACCACAACTTGTATATATGTCCACCACAGGCCTTTATCAAGCCCACCCGTAGATAGGCTTTGTAATGGCTACTTCACTGTTTCGATGGTCGAGCCGTGAGAGTTCATCACGTAAACCTGGTCGCCAGGATAGATGAACTGGTAACGGCAGCCATCACCCGCGCCGGGGAAATTTTCACTCGGATATTCCTCAATAATGATGGCAATAGCATCAGTATCCAGCACATCAGTACGGTCACTAATAACCAGTTCTTCCTCCTGCAGCGCTTTGGTCATTTCTGGATCTGAGACACGCAA